AAATACATGCCTTCGAATGCAGGGTCGTCACCGCGCTCATCGTCACCATCGCGCAAAGGCAATTTGAGGTTTGAAGGTATTTTGCCGTTCTTATCTGCGAGCTTAGCTTTACCTGCCTGCTTAGCTGCCTCGATAGCCTTGTTAATCTTTTCCAAAGTCTTAGTATCTGTTTTAGGAATAAGAATACAGATATTATACTTAGGAGTATCACCTTCGTTCATAGCTGTTGGCTCGAACACATTCACATAGCAAAATCTTACTTTGCCAGTTACAACTTTTGTTGAATTTTCCATTTTACTTAATTTTAATTGTTATACTTGAGTTGTTATGCTTCTTCTGCGAAGTCTAGTTGTGATTGATTATAACCCATTGCTGGTCTCTTGTCTTCAAGCGGTACAAGAGTAGGTTTGCCTTGAGGTTTTACAACCACATCAGATAGAATTTCTTCAAAGCGCTTTTTGCCTACTATCTTCTCAATAGAAGTAATCGGCTTGAGTTTCATATTGAAAATCTCATCTTCTGATAACTCAGGACAACGGGCAAAAATTGCATTAGAAGCTTGGTCTTCGTCAACCCATTTGCGTCGACTAATTCCTTCAACTAATTTAAGCCCCGGCCATTGCTTATTCTCGTTAATCGCTTTAGCTTGTGCATATTCTGTTATTGAATTAGCCCATTCTATAAGCTTAGGCACGCGCTTAACTATATCAGCAATCTCATCATCGGTTAACAACTCTGGGTCTGCGAATTCGTGTTGTGCAATTTCGAGTTGTTGCTCATAAAGCTTACGACACTGATTACGCACAGCACAAAATCTACACCAATCTCCAGCATTGAGTTCTCCTTTACCTTCAAAAGCAAGTTCAGCTCTTGGTCTAAGCTCCTCTTCTGCCCATTTGCGGAGTTCTTCGACAGATATTTGCCAACTTGATATATTGTTAATGCGAGGCTGTATAATAGTCAATCGCACTTCCGTTATATCATACATTGTATCATATTTCTGCAAAGCTCCAAGCCCATAAAGCATAAGTTGCTTATTCCATTCAGCATACACTGGAACACCTTTTCCATATTTTAAGTCAATAACTTCCATAAGGTTGTCATTGATAACAATACAGTCAGCTGTTCCAAAGCTTTCAGGCACATATTCTGTCAAATCGAGTTTCTGCTCAATTTCCATGACGGCTAACGGATTTTCAGTTTTTGCTTCAGCTAATTGTTCTGAGCAATAATCCGTATAGATAGGTACAACTTCAAGCATTTCCTCGCTGAACAGGTCATTTGCCATTATCTCTTCGAGCCTTTGGTCAAAGTCTTGCTCACTAATGCTGTTAAGTGTATCTTTTCTCAGGTAAAGCTCTGAGAGCTCATGAGCTAATGTACCTTCTTCTGCATATACCGAAGACTTCTTTTCTCCGTATTCATCTTCAAGCTTGGCAGACGGAGTACAATTCAGCCATCTTCCTGCTCCAGAAGCCGAGAGGAGTGCATGACTCCTCTGACTATGTTTCTGTGGTTTAGTACTACTTGTCGCTTGAGCCATATTCTTTTATCAATTTTGCCAAATAACGGCATTGAATAGCATACTGAGCATAAAGCTCTGGATTTTCTCTGCGAAACTTCTGAGCTGCTTTTTGCAATTTCTTTGTACTCGACATAATTACAGTGACTCTAAGAAGTTATACATTTCATCATACTTAGCCGGGTCAAGCTTTGTTACACTCGGGGCTCCAAGCTCATTGAGTTTCTGCTTGATTACGTCGCGATGCTCATTGACCTTCTTTGCAAGCATTCCGCGAACATCCTCAATGCTCTTAGAGGCAGAAGAAGCAGCCGGAGCAGCAGGTGCTGAAGGAGCAGGCTTGGCAGTGCTCTGAGTCTGGACAGGTGCTGCAGGCTGTGGAGTAGGTTTTGCGGGAGCCGGCTTTACTGGCGCAGTAGGAGCAGGTTTAGAAGCCGGAACAGCAGGTGCTGAAGGAGCAATAGCATTACCAAACAATGAAGTTAAAAACTTCTGCGTATTTTCAGACAGGTTTACGCTAACCTCAACAGAAATTTTAATGGTTTCCATTTTCGTAATTTTTAATGAAGTTATCTAAATAGCTAATAAACTCGTTTACTGTCATATCTGGTACGTTTGAGAGCTTTTGGTGGATAAGCTCATTATTCTTATATATAGATACGTACACGCCTTTATAATTCAGCTTTACTTTATACTCGCCTTTCAGCATTGTTAGGCATCCATCTTCAGATGAACCTTTCCAAGTATTTGCTGAAAACAAATCAGTTACTAACACGCCAATATGATTGGCCAATTGCTCTAACTGTATAACATCCAAATTGGCTTCACCCTTTAACACACGGTCAAATGCCTGTTTCGGATATTTAACAGTAGGAAATAACACCTTCGCTAAATCTTCCGTATTTAGCTTGTAGTGCTCAATTACATTACCTATATTAAATTGTTGTTCCATATTTTGGTGAATTTTATTATCTTATTTTGATATGCAAATATACAAACTATTCTCGAAAGAAAAAATTTTTCCATTATTTTTTGAGAATTTATTTGTTAAAAATAATTAAACAGCAATTTTAGTGCGGCTTTGAAATTGCTGTAAACAAAGAAACAATAAAAACAATGCCTCTATATATTTCAAACTTAATTTCTTAATTTCCGATTAACATTAAGGTTAATAAGAAATATTGGCTTTTAATACGAAAAGATTTAATGAAATTATTGTTTCTTTGTTTACAGTATATATAAGTAATTAATTTTGAGCACTTTAGGCGTAAACAATGACTTGTTTATATTGTTTCTGTTGTTTACCGCTTTATGAAGTATTTTGCACACAGCCATATAATTACTAAGGCTATGGCGGTTATCAGGTATTCACCAATATTAATTTTTATCTTTTGCCATTTAGTAAGCCGAGCTTCTACAGGGTATGCAACTTGAATTGTATCAACTTTTTCTCGCCAGAGAGTATCATGCTTTTCTATGTATTTATACAAGTATTTATATTTACTGAGATACACGGTATCGCCTTTGCGCTCTACATAGATTGAATCTCTATGATATATGCTATCAATTTTGGTCTGAGATAAGTAAGTAGTATCTCTTTTCGTTGTTTCCACTGGCACATATTGAATTGACTTACAGCTATATAATATAGTGGCTAAAAATATAAGTGTAATTATTCTCGCTAATTCTCGCATAATCTTTGAGTTTTATTTGTTATTATTCATTTTAATATAAAAACCATTCTCGCACATAAGAAATTATTGCGAGAATGGCTTTTATGTGCTTCAGAGGTCTTTATACTCGTACTTAGCATCAAAGCTGGGGCATGCCTTAGCTGCAAATTCTCTGTGTCCATGAATAGTAGCATTTGGGTATTTTACCTTTAAGCTTTTCAGCAATTCGAGTAAAGATTGCTTTTGAGCCTCAGTGCGCGTATCTTTAGGAGTTTTACCGTCTTTAGCAACGCCTCCTACATAGCATATTCCTATAGAGTTTGCATTTTGACCTGAGCAGTGGGCTCCAACTACACTTTCATCTCTGCCTTTATGAACAGAGCCATCAAGCTCAATTACATAATGGTAACCAATATCTTTCCAATGATTGCCATTCACATGCCAATCTCGTATGGTCTCAGTTTTAACATCTCGTCCTTCAGGCGTTGCAGAGCAATGCACTATGAGTTTATTGATTTTTCTCATTGTCTTTGTCATTTAAGGCGATTATTTTTGTTATCTCATTAAGTATTTCGTGGCCTTGCTCTGCAGTGGCTGCTTGTACAATTTTCTTTACTATATCAGGCACATCAGCTGCGTGAGCCTTTTTGCGCTTACTGTTCTCCACAACAGATTTACCCTCAATGTAGATTACAGCTATAGTACACAGAATTGTAGCAAACGGTACTATATAGAATGATAACAAGCTTCCCAGTATATCAAACATAAGAGCGAAAAGCATTAGCCTTACATAGTCGCCTATTTTTGTAACAGTTCTACGAAAACCATGCGACATAAGTGCTTGGCCTAATGCTTTTGCTGTAGTTGTTCCACTCCAGAAATCCACGATACTACTGACCACCATGAAAAACCAGCAAACTAGGATTATTCCGACTCTAACCGCTATGAAAAACATGAGTGCGTCGATATTCTTGGCTTCAATGAGTTCTAGCATATCAGATGAATTTTTCCCAGTTAATACTTATGGCTTTACCAATTGCATCAGCAGTCCATCTGCAGAATATCATGCCCTCATAGCCATCAGGGTCATTTGCTACTTTATAAGCAGCTCTGAGGCATGATGCTTCATCTTTAAGAGGGTCAGGATAAAGGTCTGCATAGTACATATTAGCAAGATAAGTTACATCTCCATTTGTAACTTTGCTAGGAATGTTCAATCCTAAGCTTTCCATAGACTTTTTGACTTGGCTTGCAGTCCATGAATGGCTTTGGCCATTTGCATTTTCCATCATCTTGCTCGCATGCTCTGCAAGGGCATCGGTAAAATGATAGCCATGTTTTTTAACATACTCTGAATATCCTTTTGCAGACATAAGAGCGTTGGCTGTTTGCTCATAAGGCAAATCAAATTTAACCTTATGCTCACCATGCGGAGTAGCTATTCTGCTTTCTACTACTACATCCTCTTCATCTTCGTGCTCCTTATCATGGTCGCACGTATGATGCTTTACTATGATACATTTTAATCTGTGTCCCATAACTTTTAGCTTTCAAATTTTTTGATGAAATTCTCCATCATTTCCTGCTGCTTTTTCATGAGTTCTTTCATTTCACCGATAGAACCTTCAATCTTGCCGAAGCGCTGCTCTGTTTCTTGCTTTTCCTTATACATAGGATTAAGTTCTGCGAGTAATGAAGGAGCTTTGTCAATGATGTTTTGAGCTTTAGAAGCAGAAGCCAAAACCTGTTCAGCATTTGCCTTTTGAGCTTCAACTTCGCTCGTCAATCCAGATTTTTCTGTTGACAGAACAAGATGCCCGGCATAGGTAACTGAATGGCTTTCAGGAATAGCATAAGTCGCCATTTTTCCATTGGCCTCTATAGTAACATCTACTACCATCTCTGTCTTGCCGGTCTTCTGGTTCATTTCCAATCGAGGAAACGATACCTGAGTGGCTTTGCCTTGAATAAGGCTAAATTCCTGTGTATCAAGAATGTATACAGGATAATTCTGCTTTATATCTTTGAATAACAACATATAGCTTATCTTTTTGAATTGTTAATAAAAAAGAGGGCACTCAGAGAAGTATAAAACTTCCCTAAGTACCCTCAATTTCAATTAGGCCGCTGGTGCAGCTGCTGGAGTGATTGTTACTGTCAGTGAACTATATATAGCCAGACAATTAGAACTACCACAAGAAACATTAGCCAATCGTTGAGTTTGTCCCTCAGCCGATAGTACAACATTTGTAGGCAATCCGGTTTGTTCTTGGAATGCGGCCATAAACTCTTCAACAATAACCTGAGTTGTTGCTTGACAGCCACATCCTGGCGTTACTATTGTTACAGTAGCAATAACAGGCACAAAAACAGTCGTTCCATTAAAGATTGGAGTACCAGTCTTATAAGTTACAAATGCTTCAGGCTGATTTGTTGAGTTTTCGCAAATTCTACGGCACAGGCATTCTTTATATGTTGCTAACAAAGATACTCGGTTGGGAACTTGTGCAGCGGATAATCCCACGGGTGATAAATATACTGCCATATCAGTGTCCTCCTTTAATTAGCAGCCACAGCCATTTCCACAACCGCAGTTATTATTCCAGCCACAGCCACAATTGCCAAGTCTGTTGAAACGCTCGTTAATCAGGTTATTCTGGCGCTCCTGAGAAAGCTCGAACTTAAGGTCCTGAATTTTCAGAGCCTGCTCATCTTTCCAATGGTTGTTCAGTGTGTCGATAATGCGTTGCGTGTTGTCCTGACCGGCGCGAAGAATATCGCACTTATCTTGCTGAGCCTGGAAAGCAGTAGACGAGAAGCCCTGCGTAATTGCAAAGCCAAGATCACGCTGGCCATTGCGGAGTTCGCTAGTCTGCTGACAAGTCTGAAGCTGAACATCTGCGCGGAAATCAGCAATCTGGCGCAGAGCCTGGATAACATTGCAGTCACCGAGGTTAACAGCATTGATAACACGTTCAGCAGAGAAACCAACCTGGCCAGCGACTTGCTGAATAGCAGCCTGAACGTCGCAGCAGCACTTCTGAAGAGTGTTGAAGTCGATGTTGAGGGTCTGTGCAAGCTGGCTAAGAGCAAAGCCATTACCCTGGATAGCAGACTTAATGCAGTCGGCATTCTGGTTGTCCTGCAACTGAGTGCGGATAGCGTTGAGCTGAGCTTGAGTTTCGATGTCCTGTGTAGCGGCACAGGCACCATCTCCATTAAAGTCAAAGCCTCCATTGCGGAGCAGAGCCATGAACATGAGATAAGCAAACGGATTGTTCATCCAGTTGTTCATACCTCCACCCATCATGGCGGCCATAGGGCCCCAATCGTCTCTGCGGTTATTACCTGCCAGAATGGCTGCTGCTGCTAGAGCGTTGTCATTGTCGCCTCTGTCGCAACAATAGATTTTTTCTACAGTTTCTCCCATAATTTTGAAGAATTTAGAAACTTGTTAAACAATGCGTTTTTAAACTTCCGGAACGAAAAGTTTTTGCATCGCACAATCGCCACGCCGTCCACTCCGGTTAATTATTCTACCAATGCGGCGTTATTTACTATCACGTTGCCACCTTTTGCCGTCGGGCTTCCGCTATCCGTGCAATTGTTCAATTCAATACGGGCGTTATTGCCGCACAAATACCCGTATTGTGTCCCGTTGAGCGAAATGCAATTTACGAACTTACCAAAATTTTCATCCTTCCCGGAATTATCGCCGGAAACGTAAAAATTATTTTTGTTGTTCTCACAAATGCACCCAATAACGAATATTTGCGAACCTCTGCCGCCCTCCGCCGCCGTTGCGCTTCCAACTAATGCGATACCGTTATTAACCTGTTTACGGCAATAGGCGTTATATATCGTATCGTGGCAACCAAAAGCGGGCGTTAATCCGGCTTTTACGTTGTATTCAAACAATCCGCCAATAATGGTTGTTTCGCAACGTTCGTGGTCGCTATATCCGTCGTCGTTATTGTCGTGGCTCCAACAATCAATCAACGTTGCAACGGTATGTTTCGCCAATGCCGGGTCAGTCGTTGAGCTGTGTGCGTTGAACCCGTCCCCGGTACTCGAACCGCTAAACGCCCGTGTCGCTTCGCATCGTATCAATTCCACACCAATTGCCGCCTCCCACAACCACGCACCGCCGTTAAATGCGTATTTTGCTGCGCAATCAATCGCCCGTCCGCCGTGGCAAAACCTTAACGAAATTGAACCGTACCAACATTCAATATTAACCATTTCAAAAGCAACGGAACCGTCATTGCCGGAAATACCGGAACCGCCCGGAATGTAAACCGGGTTGGTGGCTAACGTTGTACCCTCTTTGATTTTGACGTACAACATTTGTGCGTCTGTATCATAAAAGAACGTGTAACCCTCGGACGTTTTCACGGCATCCAACGACGTAACACGGGTTATCTTTGTGCTATCACAACGGTACGTTTTCCCACGTTGTAACGGGTGGCGTTCGTTGTCCGGTATCAACGTACTTTCGTCGAATACCTCATGTTGGAACAATTGGAAATAGTCGGCAGCTGAAAAGGACGACAACGGGGTTTGGTAAACGTTCGTTGTACCCGCAACTAATGTTCCGCTATCAATTTTTGTTCCGCAAATGATACGGTTAACTAATCCACGTTTACCGATAAGACGGACGGAACGTTGGTTTGACTTGGTTTTGATATTCAAACGTTCGGTCGTGTCCCCTATCAATATAATTGTTGTATCAACGCCTGTTTTGGAAAATGCGGCGGCAAACGTCGCTAATGCGGCACTTTCCGTCGTGCCGGGGTTCGTGTCGTTTCCGTTGACCGCATCCACGTAAACAACGGCGGCGGTTGTGTTTACAGTTGTTCCGCGCTTTATGCTTTGGCGTTCCCATTCGCTCAATTTGTTTATTTCGCCTTTTGTCAAATAGTTGTCGCCAACCGATATTGCCGCACCAACGCCACTAATTTGGAAACGTATCAATATACGGGTTGTATTCTCCGGAATTGTGCCGGAGTGAGTACAAAAACCGCCTGCACTTAATTGTAGCGCTAACCGGGAAATCTCAGTTGAATCATTGTAAAATATGCAATACATTATGGCTATTGTTGCACTACTACTTACAACCACATTATCCGCACCGTAACCGATAACGTCGCCAATCTCAAACGGACTATCCACCAACTTGAAATCATATCCAATAAATGCAGTAGTTCCGGCATTGTTCGCCGTATAAGACAACGTTGTGCGTGTTCTTACAACATTCATTGCTGAACCCTGTAAATTAAATTCGTTGTAATACGGGGCGTAATTAATTGTTTTAATGGGAATATCTTTTACCTTTTTCCATGCGTTCCACGCCTGTTTTGCGAACATACCGAACGGGGTTACATCTTGACCCGTCCACATCATACAACGGTAAATCGTTAACGGCTGTGTACCTTTTTTGTTGTCGAATGTTACACGGCAACGGTTGGATAACGTCGAACATCCGGTTACATTGTAAAAAGATACCCAACCGTCAAATTGCGGGTCGGCCGCTAATTTAGCGACTGGAATAAAGGCACCCGACGTTGTGGGGTCGAACGCAACGGTTAAGGCATGACCTGTGCCCGGCGCACTAATTTTCACTAATGCGTTAAGATAATCCGTTGTTGGATTATATGGTAATTGCGACAAATCCAATAAAACCCCTAAAAACGAACCCACGGGCAAAACAATACGGTCGGCGTAATATTCCGGCGTTCCTATAACGGAAACACCTTGTACGCCCTCCAATTCATTAATATTCGAACCCGCCTCAATAAACGGGTCGGGGTAAAAGTTGGTTGCGTCCCCCATACCGTCCGGCAAACCCATTCCCCCGGTTGTCGGAGTTTCAAACAATACATTTACAGACGTGGCGGTTGTTTTGGAACCGTAAAACACCGTAAACCCGTAATAATTTTCGGTTGGCGTTACGATTTTCGTTGCCCCGTCGGGCGTTAACGTCATGGAGCCAATAATGCCAAATGTTCCGTCGGCTTTAATACCTTGTATATTTACCACGGCGTTGCCTCCAACGGGCGTTAATGTAAATTGGTATGGTTGATCCGCAACCAAAAATGTACACACTTTTTGGGAACCCGCATTTGACCCCCTTACAATACCCGTATCCGTGTACGCATAACGTCCGGTTGCGTTGATTTGGTTTGTTATGTTCATAAGCGTAATAACGCCGTCCGAACTCATGCCGATAACAGATTTACCCCAATTGGTCGTCTCGTTGTATAATATTGCCAATTCGCCGGGGTTTACGGTCAAATTACCCGCCTTGGATTGGAAATTTACATAATTCCCCGCCGTATAAGCGATATAAAAAACGTTACCGTCCGGCGTGCCCGGATTAGTTGTTGGTGTTGCTACATCTACAAAAGATGCGTTTTCACCTACAGAACTTATTATGTTATTAAGTACATTCTGTAATACTTGACCGGTAATTTCTTGATTGCCATTAGTCTTTATAACTTTAGCAACCGCTGCTTTTAAGTCGCTCCAATTTGCCATATTTATTATTCTGTTTTATAATCGTTATTGTAATCATTATTAAAATCACCTCCAGATAAACTAGGAACATACCCACCTATATTAGCTATAACAGTATCTGTCTCAAACTCACACTCAACTGCTGCTAAATCTCCTTGGTCTTCCCACTCAGGCTCCATGCTAAATGTAGTTAAATCATAGGTTTGCAATTTACTCGTGATTTGTTTGTTTTCACATAGCCTTACAATCCTAAGAGCATCACATAGATATTCAGGAGCTATAAATGTGAACTTATAAATCTTTTTGCTTACTTGGCTCTCGATAAATGTATATCCCATCCGCTCAGTAGCTTCTTCTTCAAAATCATATTCAGGTTTGCCAATTTGCGTGTTTAAGTAACACTTAAATTTGAAACTATCAGAAAAATCTACTATGCCATTTTTAAGCTCAAAGTTATATGAATTGTAATACTCAAGAAGCAGATAATCATCCACTTTGTTAGTTACAGTAAATACATCAGAGTATATTGTTCCTAAACCTGATATTGAAATGACTAAATAATATAAGCCTTCATGTTTTATTTCAACTATAGGAAGAGTACCAGGATATTTAAGAAGCTTGAAGCCAGTATATGACTTAATAGTCAAGCCATTTTCTTTCATGCTTGTAGTAATATCAGTGTATTTACCAGTATTAAAGTCGTATAGTCTAACCCAATTCACTAATATTCCATTAGCCAAAACTACTTGAAATGGCAATAACATATTTCTATACGTTATAAGCGGATAAATTTGTCCGAATGCATAATCTTTACGATGATTTTGCAGTGCAAGATTATCGTAAAAAGGTAGTGGCGATATGTTATTATTTACTAACTTCATGTTGTGAATTTAGTGATTATAAATAATATATAAAAATTTTCTAACGTATTTAACATAAGCATTATTCCGGCCTGTAAAGCAGATTTACTTTAGCAATTCTAGTATCTAAACTGATAGATATTTCGTCTATTTTGCCGTTTCCAAATGCTGTTTTAATAAGTTCTAGTTCGTCTAGGTCTTCTTCTGTAGGAAATTCTATAGTATGTTTCATACATTTTTTTATGTCCCTCGCATATAAATAATTAAGCACATTAGACTCTATGTTATAGGCTGGCATATCCCATAAATAGAAATTCTGCAAATATATCCACGATGCATACCAATTTTGTACAACTGCTTTATATTCATCTCCATTTTCATCTATAAGGCCATTTACTGTTATTATTGGCAATTCGAGAGTAGAACCATTTTTAACTGGGCATAATAGAGCAAAGCCATCTTCAGAAAAATTTGTTGGATTAAATAACATATAATCCACATCAGATGAAAACTGTCCAATGTTTATTTCTTCTGTTTTATCTTTTTGTATATAATTAGATTTCACATCAGTGGTTACACCACCAAACAAATCGGTTACATCGTCCATCCAACCAAATTCGTATCGCTGATTTAGGTCTGTTTTATCATATTCTACTTCTGATTGAAAATATGATGATAGCTTCTTATTAAATTGGTCTGTAAGTTTAGTAAAATCAAGCTGATAGCTTGACCTACTAGAATAGCTTCCACCATTCATAAAGAAGTATACGTGCTCTATTTTGAATTTATTGTCTTCAATATACCAATAACATCTAAAGCAATCGCGCAGCATTTTCATAAGTTCTTCCAATGAAGCTTCCGCTTTTTGAGCTGGCTGGTCATAGTCTCCTTTTAATATATTGGTTTTTTGTGTAATATACACATAAAATCTTGCTAATCCTAGTGGATTAGTTGTGCCATATAAAAATTGGCTATATTCTGCAGTTGGCTCATGTGATAATGTAGGGTCTATTTTCTTGAGAATAGCCTTTATGGCTGCGCCAATAGAATAACTATCTTTCAATGTATATTGTTTTCTTAACCTTTCTTCAAAATATTCATAAAAACTATCATATACATACCACAGTGAAGCATTTGCCCATGAATTTTTGCTAGTAGGTAAAGGTCTTCCTAAACCTGTACTACTAGGAATAAACTGGTTAGTAAAATACTGTCCGTAATCATTTAGACCATATTTTGTTGGCTCATTTACCGCTCTAGAAGTACAGAAAAACATACCACCTTTTAAGCCAATACACTTTTTATAGTTTCTATTATCAGTAACAAAATCATCAGACGGCAAATTATATGTATTCTTTGTGCCTTCGGAGTCTGTTACCGTATCTACATCACAAAGTAAGCGCCTATATATTCTATATGTAAACAAATTACTTATAGTACATGAGTTTTTAGCATTTTCCACATCTATTAGTTTAGAGGTATATCTTAAGTGTTTATCATTAGTGTAATCTCGGTCTTCTGAAAACAGCGTTTCATCATCGATATTAACAGCTGTTTCAGATTTATATAGTACTTTATTATCTGAATTTCTTTTTATCATAATAAAGTAGCTTACATCTGTAAATGGTGGTCGAGCATCAGGATTTTTCTCTAAATAGCAAGTATAGCCATTCCAGTTGCTATAATAACCATTAGTTCCGGCATATACACCATTAACACCTGCTTTGTTAGAATTTTCTATGTAAAATTCATTACCAGATTTTATATAGGAAAAATAGAAGTTATTTATAAGCGCAGCATTGTCATCTATACTTTCATTCACATCATCTTCCCAATAGGTACCACCAAAGAAATTAGTTATAGAATTGGCACCACGGACATAAACTTGCATGAGTGAGCGTTTATGCAAGTTTATTTTTGATATTTCAGGAGCAAGCTTTATAAGGTCATAAGTATTTTCATACTTGTTCATAACCTCAGTATATCCATCTACTGCTGTAGTTTTAAGTTCACATTTCTTCTTATCATGGTCGAATTTACAATCAGTCTTACTAAATTCACCTCTATAATATTCAACCCATTTTTTGGAAGTACTGTTATATTTATCTATTATAAAAACAAGTTGGTCTTCTATGTTTGATTGACTTACTATTTCATAGTCAGTGCCAAACAAATTTATTTTTCCATCTAGCGAAATACGGAAAAATTCTTGGCCACTTTCTTTTGCATATTTCTTATTAAGCTCTTTGTAATGAGGCCTTACTTCTACTTTATCACCATCATTCTTTGATATGTAGAATTTATATTTTGGAGGTATCATATCTTTTAGTTTTTAATTATGCGTTTAACATTTCTATGTTGCATTATAACAGTTCCATCTGGCATAGTATAATACCTTGTTTCATTCTGCTTTCTAATGCTTCGTACGTCATCCTCAATTTTAGAGAGGTCCATACTATTATTAGAATTGAGAGAAATATTCAACCTATCGGAATTGCCAAATGCGTTTAAATACTTATCTTCGAATGTACCTTTATTAAAACTATCAATAACATCAGGTAGTATTTTACGATACTTTCTTGTTTTATGCTTATTTATAATAGCAAGAGCCTCACCACCTTCAGCTTTCATACGGCGCTTCTTTTTATTCTCTACACCCAAGTCAATATCATTGCCTGATGCATGAGAACCGCCTTCCAAGAACTCAAGGCCACCTTCGCCATATTCTTCTGACTGGCTTGCCGTTACTTGTTTAGCTTTAACTTTTGCAACAGCGAATGAAGTCCACATTGTGGCAATGGCTGCCAATGCGAGAGCTGGGCCGACGATAGGTATTGAAGAGAATGAGCTCCATAAATTAGCAGAAGCAGTAATAAGTGAAGATGCTTGAATTACAGTGTTAAGATTTTCTTGACGCTTTTGGGCAGCAGCAAGCATTTTCTGTTTTTCTTGCTGGTTTTTCTTTTCTTGTTCAAGTTCTTTTTTAGCTGTTGCTACATTATTAGCATAGCCGTTATTACGAGCTTCAACCTCTGCATCGTAAGCACTCTGCGCAGCTTCTACTCTTTTTTCTGCAGCTTCTACAGCTTGTTCTGCTAATTCAACTTCGGCATCCATAATGGATTGAAGCTGTTCAATTACTATATTAACTGCATCTCCAAGAGCATCTATCTGGTCATCGCTAAATCCAAGCTTTTCAAGTAAAGTACCTCCTAAACCTTTTTTGCCAATATTCATTATGAAGTTATCAAGCTCAGATAATTCACGGTCTATTCCTTTTACAGTAGATTTAGCAGCATCTATTTGAGCTTGACTCCAATCAAGTCCACCAGACTCAGCAAGTCTTATCTGTTCTTGCCATCTGGCTTTTTCTTGTTCAAGCTTAAATCGAGTTATCTCAGTTTCACTGCGTTTAACTTCATTAAATACAGCCTCGTCAAGAGCTTGTTGTTCATCAAAGCTGGTCATTTGGAATGACCCTTTAGTTTGAGCTGCAGACTTATCAAACTGTGCATTTATTACAGATGTACTTACTTGCTGTTCTGCGGGTTTAGCAGCATTTTGTGCTAAAGCTAATTGTCTACGTACTTCATTTTGCTGAAGTAGCAGATTAAGTTCATCTTCACTGCCTTTTTTAACAAGCTCAAGCTGATTTTCAATATCACGCTCTCTTGCATCTAAGATTTTCTGGTCATACTCACTCCACAGCTCAAGTTTTTTCTTGTTGAGCTCAATAAGTATTTCTTCTTCAGAACGAGCTTGGTTATCTCCTGCCTCTAATAATCTCTTATTAGTATCAAGTATCAAAGCATATTCCAAATCAAGATTTTCTTCCATGAGTTTGCGCTCTTCTACTAATGAGGCTTCCATCTGAGAAGCGTCACGTGTAACTACTACATTGGTAGTTACAGTAGACTCTTGATTTTGAGCTGCTTCAGTTGCTGCGCTAGTGTCAGTAGGATTTATAGTATTACGCTGCGTCTGCAAAGAAGCAACTTTTTGCTCATTCTGAATTTGTTGTAATTGAAGGTCTAATGCTCGTAAATTATTAGCAATAGTCTTAGTTATAAGCTCTTGCTGCCTATCAATTTGTTTCTTCTGGTCTTCAGTAAGCTTTTTATATTTTCCATCTACATTTTTAACATATTCTTCGTTAAGGCGATACATCTCACGAAGCTTGTTATTTTCATCCTGAACCTGGTCAGCTGCAGCTTTACGCCTTTTAGCATATTCATCTTTAAGTAATTCAGTTACACTTTCCTCGTACTCTCTTTGTATTTTTATATCATTCTGGTTTATAGTACGAGTTAAGTCACGCGGTTCTCTTGCGCGTGTCTTATGTTTTCCTTCTATGCCAGCAGCTTCAAGCTGAGCTTTAGCAGCTTTTTCATATCCAGCCGCTAAATCAAAATACGCATCTCCTGTTTTCTCTGCAGCATCTGCTTCATCATTGAGGTCTTTAATTCTCTGTTGTCTAAAATCTTCTGCAGATACCTGGTCAGCTACTTGTAAATTAGCTGCAGATGGACCCATACCGTATTCATCAGTAGCTCGTAAACTTGTTTGTACCCACCAGTTTTTGAATTTATCCCAACCTGATGGACCTTTACCTGCTTCTGTTTCTGCTTTATTTCTAGCAATTAAAGCTTTTTCATATTCATCTGCGGCTAATTTTTGAGCAGCGGCGGCTTTAGCTCTTAATTTAAGAGCATTGATTACAGCTTCAGTATTATCTACAAATATGTTTTCAGCATCTGTTACATTATTAACAGATACTCCAAGCTGGTCAAAATTAGATTTGTTATCTTTAATCCACTGGTCTTTTTTAGCAGTAGTTTCAAGATTTTTCCATTCCTGTTGTAGCTGTTTTAGTTTTACAATGTTATTACCGTAGCTATTATTAGTATCTTCAAGTTCTTTAGCTATATTATCAAGAGCATCAGTTGTAGATATAACAGCATTTTTTGCTTTGAAAAGATTACCAACCCACGTTATAATCTGTTTGCCAAACATGGAAAATACAGTAAGTAATATAACAAGCGCAGTATTCCAGCTAAACAAAGCTTTAACTATTGAGCCTGTTACATTTACAGTTGCTTTACCTTCTGCAGCTAATAGCTCATTTTGTCTTCTTAGTCTGTTAATTTCATCAACTACAATAGGTATATTATTCGATATACCTAAGAAGAATGTATTAAGCGATACAGCTGCAGCAGGTAATTCTCGTACTACTTGAGAAATAGAAATACCTAAGCCATCCCATGTTTTTTGGTAATGGCCTACAGACAATCTATAATTACCTGTTGCTTCTTGCAATTTTATCATCTGCTGATAAATTGCATTTGTCTCAGCTTCAAGCTTTTTACCAGAGTCCGCAGCTTCTCTTTCTGCGCCAGACATTTGGTTAAGTCTTATCTTATTTAAAGCATATTGAGCTGATAACCTGTTATAAGAGCCCTCAGCAGAATTAGCTATTTGAACTTGAAGCTGAGCAATCTGATTTGCTTCTCGTATTTGAGTTGAATAGAGTTTAAGCTGCTGATTTTCTTCTGACTGAGCATAGGCAAGTTTCTCTTGAGCCTGAGCTAATGGGTCTACTGTAGCTTTCTGCTGTTTTCTAGCAGAAGTAAGCTCAGCAATCTTAGCTTTTAACTCAAGTAATCTTTTACCTTCATCTGACTGTAAATAAGCTAATCTTTGCTCTGCCTTTTCTACTTCAGACAGAGTTTGGATATGAGGCTTCATTTGGTCATCAAGGGCCTTAATCTGATTTTTCAAATTAAGAATATCGTTGAGTAGCTGTTGCCCCATTTCGCTATCTGCTCTTTCAGCCGCAGTTAAAGACTTATATAGCTCAACTGTTTGCTTTAGGTCAGACTTAAGACGGTCATAAGAAGATATAGCTTGCTGTATATAACGCTGCTGTTCTACAGTTGCTCTATTAGCATCTGAAGTTTGTGCTTTAAGCCAAGCAATCTGTTTACCTGTATCAGATAAAGCTAATTTAAGCTCATTCTGAGCTCTCTCAAGCCTTGACGTAGATGCTGTTGCTTCATCAATAGCTTTACGTCCTTCACTTGTAGCTCCACTAGCAGATTTAAGAGAATGCACAATCCTATCTGCACCTGCTCTGATAGCATTTACCATTGTCTCGTATGACTGATTGAGCTCGCCAAGTTGCTTGACAAGTTTTTCAATCGAGTCATCTGGCTCAATTATATCACTATATTTTATCTTATCGTCTTCAGCCATAATTATTTCCTTTTATGCCGTTTAACATTCTTGCTTTCTGCTTCTAATTGCTGTTTTATATTATCAACAGCATTATAGAATTGAAGTACTGTCATCTTTTTAGCATCCATGCTTGTTTTTTGAGCTATCAAAAGACAAGTACTTTCAAATTGCTTATCATATTTTATCTCAACAGACTCACTTCCTATATATGATTTTGGAGAATGCATACTAAGCATTATCATATCTATAGTTTCTATCTGTTCAGAGTTATCTGTGTCATTTATCATAGAGTCCAACACAAGAAGTGTTCTTTGCTTTAACTTATCGTATGCATCTTTTTCCTTTGGATTTACAAAATCTCCTGGAAAGTACATTTCAAGTTCGGTGGTTACTTTTTTTTTAAGCCAAGTCAAAAAGTCTATAATCTTTGAATGCTTTATTTCTTTAAGCCTGGCCAATATATTTTTAAGTCCATCGTCTGACAAATCATTAACTTCTTCACCGTCTATGCTATGGATAAGAGCTGCAAAAGCTAAGTACCTCGGTGAAATTTCACTGTTCACCATATACATATTTTGCCTCATGTTTTGCAGTTCTTGCAAAGCTTTTTTGGCATTATTGCTTTTAATGAATTTAGCAACACGAGTTATATGAGCATCAATATCATCTGCATCTGAGCCAATTCCAGAGTCTATAAGCAAATACTTATTGTACTTCTGAAAATTTACAATAGGCATTTCATCTATGCTGTCATATACCCGTACGACTTTTTTATTTACTATCAGGTTTTTCATATTAAAATTCGCGTTATAGGGGTTGATATAATAGGAATAAGTATAATACTCATCTCATTAAAGAAAATAGCGAGAATGATAGCGAGAATAAGCGACGTCCAAAAGCTTAAGCAAAAGTCACAATCGAATAATTGAGAAATAAGCTTAGGAGCTCTGGTAATTATCTCATCGCGCACACCGAGTTTTCCAATTAGCAAAATAGCAAATGCTGCTGCTAAGGCTATATATATTAAAGCCGAAAGCATTGTTATAAAATATACCGTTGACATAATTCTCTAGTTGTTAAAGTAAATTCAATTCGTATTCCTGCATAAGGGTACATGAAGAATTGTTTATCAATATCTTGTATACCTTCTCCTTTATAAGTATAGTTATTATAGATTTTCTCTATTGAATAGCCTTTATATATATTTTCAAAGCGCTCATATATATCATTTATAACAAGCTTACCAGTTGTAGTAATAAGACCTGGAGTAGTTAATACCCGCATAATTTCATCTTTTACTTCTTCTGTATGCATAACAGTTTCATCTTCATAAATGCTACTGAGGTCATACCAGAATATAATGGCCCCGCTGAAAGTATATTGTGGCAATGATTGAACTACTTCAGTAATCTTTTGTGGGTCATAAATATCAAACCATGAAAAATTGCCAAAGTTATCATTTGGTAAAAGCGACACATATTCTCCGTTGCCATTATACATTGCAGGATATATAAACTTATTACCATCTGGCCTATGTTCTACAAGCTTATATGCTCTACCAAATGCATAATTAAGCCACTTAAGTCTGTTCATAAGTGACTTTTGCATATCCTGTAATATCTTATCAAGCAACACAGGGTCTTCCTTAAATCTTATTTGTACTGAGTTTTCCTTCATTTCCTTATTGCCTGTTTTAATCGTTTAACTAATTCTTTTCTTATGTGAGAACGAATTATTCTGGTAAAATTTTTATCTGTTAAGCGAAAAATCTCTTCACCATATTTCTCAATAAGTTCAGGTGTTTTTTCATCACTCGCAGTCACATAAAAACCTTCTGAGTCAAATACTACAAACATAGACTCGTGAAAAGCACCTGTATCTCGTAATGTGACCCTTGTAGTAGGCTGACCTTTTTTCTTTTTTACTTGTATGGTTTTAGGCTTATATGGCATATAATCCATTATCTTTTCACCTCTACCATTGATACCGCGACGGTATAGCTGGTCATCTGCTATAGCTGATACTATTACGTCTTCTTTGTCACGCACAATATCTTCTAATAGCATAGGCAAGCTATCCTTAAAACTTCGCAACCTATGTTCCAGATTGCGGAGTGTTGCGTTATATCGTTTTACGGCCATACTTATACAGTTCTATATTTAATGCCATTGTTTCGACACGGCAAACATACTCTATCAATTCCAGAAGTACTCAGCTTAATGGCCTTGAAAGCCATATCTAGCTGATAACTTAAACCTGATTTTTTCATAGAAGAAGAGTCACCATCTACCTCATATAATATATCAAGTCGAGAAGCATTGATTGAATGCCTATTTGTTCTTACATTAGAGTTGTATGCAAATTCACGTAACATATCTACGGCTACCTGCTTAGCTATGACATCTTGAAACATCATTCTCTGCTCAACTATAAAGTCTGTAATATCACAGCTTACAGTAACTTCTAAGTTTAATCCGTAGTTATTATCATAGGTATATTGATTGTTTTCAACGTCCCACAAATGTAAGCTTTCGTCTTCTATACTTATAAGTTCTTCATTTACAAAGAATGGATGAATTTCAAGATATTTAGACCATGCCATCCAAGCAAGTAATTCTCTACGCGAGCATGAGCCACAGGGCTCTTTTGACCAGTCTTTATCTTTTCTGATAGCTTGACTTCCCTCTGGAAGTTCGGACTGAAAATAGCATAAATACCAACTTCCTCCTGCATCATTATCTTCACTTTGATATGGCAAATAGAGGTCATCGACTGTAAACCATTCAGCACTATTATCTCGTATCTTATTAAGCTTTATAATCTTTACTGGAGCATCCATACTTGAATGCATAAGATACAAAGTATATTCTCCAGCTTTAGTAAACTGAAGGCATATTTTATTTATCTTTGTGGTTACACCTTTTGCTATTACTGGTACAATTTCAAAGCCAACTAAGTTTTTCTTATTCTTTACAGTATCTACTAATCTACCTGTTCCATCAAACAAAGTACGACTTTCGCATAATGGCTTATTTGTCCCTTCTACCGTTTTTTCATTGCAGTATCTAGCAATAGCCTTTTGAATGCTTGCTTTTGTTTTGCTCTCGAGCCATTCAGAAAATAAATTGGTTTCAACCCAATACTCAGACTCAATATCGGGCTGTTTTCCTTGTGCTTTTTGAAGCGCTTTATATTGTGTTCCTTGATAATCAACCACATTGCCTTTGCTATATTCCTTTTCAGAATTGTATTCTGGAAAAGTGATATTCTTAAAATCCGGAGCAATACATGACATATTCTGCAAAGTCAGCAAAGGGTGAATTTGTTGAAAATATAGGCCACTTTCACTCACGGTTAAAGCATCAGATATTTTTAAGTCTGATGTATCATAATTCTGCTCCCACCCAATAAGATGTAACAGTTTTTCTTGTATATCGTTGGCTCTAACCATAATTCTTAATTTTTAATGAAAAATAGGAGGCCACTATCGCCTAGTGGCTCAGTGTGCCTCCTACCAAAGCTAATAACAACTCAAAGATTTGCTATCGGTTATCTGAAAATCGTTGCTAAAATCTGAGTTAAAGCTATCATCCGCCAGTACTGGCAGAGACAGCTTTAGTATTAACCGGATTGTCTTCCGTGTTCATAACAACAACAGGCTTAGCATAAACTGCATCTTCACTCGATACATTGAATGCCAGAATAGGACTTGCCAAAGTGCTAGGTGCACTGTTATATGCGGTCAAGAAGGCCACGTCAACAGCAAAACCATAGTGCTCTTTGCGCGTACGAGTCATATCAGCAGTAGCGGCTCCTGCGATAGCATTGTAGTCGCCTACAGAATCATAGAAGTATGTACCAACAGGCATGTTCAACAGAGGCAAAGTAGCAATACCCCACTCATGGCCGTCACCGGAAACAGTTCCGAGCAAGCAGTCACGCTCGAAGCGGGTCAACAAACCAAGAGAGCCGGCATTTACAGCATAACCTTGAGCATACTTATCTCCAGTAGCTGCAATGTTATTTGTCAGGTGAACAACCTTAGTGCCGAATTCATTCTGCTTGTTTACATCATTGTAAAGGCCGTGCTGCTGCAGTTTATGCATAATAGACTCAACACCGGGGTCACCTACAATGTGCAACTGGCCATAGAAGTCATTTGCTCCCATCATAACCTCAAGGTCACCAAATACATTTTCACGTTCAGTCCACTTTGCATTGATGGCATTAGCAGACCAGTCATACAGCAGTTTGTTCTTCAAGATCTGCGTTTTGTTGGCTGCAAGAGCAGCAAGAGCGGCTTCATCAAGCTTTTTCGCAAAAGCATAGATGTACTTCATCATCTTGGTTTCAAAGTCCTTCTGAATGCCAATTTCATTGTTCATATACATTGCCGGAGCAATAGTAAATCCCCACGCATAAGTGGCAAATGTGATTTGAACCATTTTAGAAGTATTTTCACTGTCGGCAATTGTCAAAGTGCGGGTACTACCGATAGTAATATCAGCATCATAGCTAATTACCGGAGTTTCCAGCGTGTTACCGATGGAGGTCCTTGCTTTTTGCTTCAGTTCCTCAGTGAGGATGCCAGTAGGGTCTTCAGACTGCACCATAAAAGCATTCAGCGCACCGTACCTACTGGGGCGATACTCAAACTTATCAAGGTTAGAGTTCGCACGAATGTTCTGGATACGTGTTAAAACTAGACTCATAACTTTTAAGTTTTTAATTGTTAATAATTATGCTATTATGGTGCATTACCCTTTTACGCCTCATAGCATTTTTCGTTTATCTTTTAGGATGTGCCATTTTATCTAATAGGTAAACTTGCCACATTGTTTTCAGTTCTCAGTTGCATTGACTGGTCTGCAAATTCCTGTGAGTCACGGGTCAAGCCATTTGCAAGCAGATATGCCTCAATAGCTTTATCAGCTTCAACTTGGCTCTTAATGCCAGACAAGTCAAGTGTTCCACCTGTTCCGCCTGAACCAGACCCAAAGCCTCCTGTTCCACCGCCTGTCTGCTGACGACCTGTATCGATTACATCTTTAAGTGATGTTTCCATTACAAGCTCTTGCATTGTATAAGGATTAAGATTGTTCTTCGGATTGTTAAGGATATTACCATCTGCACCGCGAATAACAAGTTTCTTTCCTCCTTGGCCGTCCTCTATGAAATCAGGAGTACCTTTTGCAAGGACTTCTGCTTTTGCAGCATTGAGCAGCGTCTTCTGAATAGGCTCAGTAATACCACTCTTAAACTTAAGACCTGCTGTAGCAGCTTGAAAAGCATAATCTACATGCGTGTCCTTAATAGTTTTATCAAACTCTGCCTTTTTGGTATTGAACTCAGTTTCCTTTGTCTGAAGCTGAGTTTGAAGCTGAGTTACTTGAGCTTTAGCATCTTTCAGCTGTTGCTTCAAAGTTTCATCGCCAGCTCCTTTTTCAAGTTTAGACTGGAGCTCTGCAACCTGTGCCTGAGCAGCAGTAAGCTGAGTTTGAATTGTTTTCACAGACTCTGCTTTAGTTTTGTACTCGCCAAGTACGCGCTTAGCATAGTCGTAACTTTTTTCACCATCTTTCTTTTTAATGCCTGTAATGCCAAGAATATCAGCGTCATACTGACCGTGCAATGCGCCGATTTTAGTACCTATAACGGTATTCTCATCATTTCTTGACATCTCAGCAATTGCATTCAGCTGGTCATCTGTAAGACCTGTTAAAGCTGAACTTTGTCGTAGCATCTCAATTGTTAACATATAGCTTTGTTTTTATTGTTAATTACTTTTGTACTAACTCTGCAGCATCTCCGTATGGGTCATGCAAGGCCGCCATAATGGTATAACCAAGGCCTTTATACGTTTTCTTGAAAAGCTGCCACTCTGCGAATGTGAACATTTGAGTATATGCTGGTGACTCTTCTTTGCCAGTCATTGGATTAAACCTACGACCGCGCACAATTGACAAGTGCACCATCTTCTCAGTACCCGGCTTAGGAGTATAACCACTCTCAGCCTGTGTTTTCAATGCCGATGATTTTTCTTCGATAACATCATCAACATCTACTAGGAAAAGAACTACCTCGTCAAGCTCTTCTTGTAAGTCGCTTGTCCAAGCTTTTCCGCCTTTAGCTTTAGCAGCTTCTAGTTCTGCTTTACGCTCTACGGCCTTTTTCTTATAAGACTTAACATCCTCAAGACTGAGTGCCTGTAGTTGCTGAAGTTCCAATTTCTGTAACATATTCCAAAAGTTTTTTGTTTATAATATCTATTTTTTCTCTCATTGGCTTATTTGAAGCAAACTCAATTATGTTAATGTTCTCACGTTCAAATTTTTCGACTAAAGTACTAAAATTTATTTTAAGCTTTACCAAATTTTCATTTAATAACCCTTTTTCATACAATTTTAACACTTCATCCAGCGTTTTATGTGGATATGGTTCCAATTGCTTTAAGATGAGCATTCTCTGAAGTACCAAAGGATTATTGCGATACTCAACCTCAAGAATTTGTTGCGATATAGCATCTAGTTCTGAGTTAGACGCACCATTCTCCTTTGCTTGTTTGTACTTAGAATATAGCTCTGTTACTGTGAAAACGTAAAACTCTGTACCCCAGTTTACAGAAGATGATATGAAAGCGCCTCCATACCTGAGTTTGCAAACAGTATCTTCGACAAATTTCTGTGCCAATTCAAAGTTGGTCTTTAAGGCATTGAGAACTGAGGTTTTGCTTTCAAAGTTAGCAGTTACCTGAGTTTCATTGATAGCTTCTTTTTCACTTACAGTACCACCTGAACCAACAACAGAAATTACAATTTCATTTTTAAGCCTTGCGCACTCATTGACATTATAATCAAGTGAGTCTTTATCGATAGTAGTTATCTGAACAGGATTACGCATATCTGCGACACCTTCAGATTGATTTGGTATAGGAACTTCTAAGAATGAACCAGGACCAGCTATACGCTTTTCGCTACAGCAAGGACACTTTTCAACTGTTCCATCATTGAGAATTTTATACTCGCCTTTTGCATTGCGTAGAAAACCTCCATCGCAGTAATCACCAGTCTCATTATTCTCAAAATTACAATCGGCTTCATACGCACTATATATAGGATAAGGCGCATACAAGTCTAAATGCTGCTTCGAAATAGAGAAGAACAAATACCAATCAAGATTTGACAGCTCTTTTGTAATTGGATTTTTCTTAAGGTCTTTATTTTTCTCATTTAACTGTGTTGACCAAAAAAATCTTGCAGGGCAATATCCTAAATCATGCTGAGCTTCAGAAACTAATGACTGAATTTCATTCTTTTCGTTGAGTTGATAAACTCTTATAGAAGTATCATCAAATACTGCTATTCTATGCTCTGGCTGATTAAAAATAAGCCAGTTAAACAAATTCTCATCTTGTTTAAAAAGCTCATAATCAATCACAGAATCAATTTCAAGCCAATAAAAATATGGCTCGGGCCGAGTGGAAGTCTGTACTAGCGGAAGGTCAACAACAAGTATACTGTTTGGAGATACTTGCACTCGTTTCCAAGCGGTAGTTTTCCATACTTCAGGCTCATTAAGATTACTCTTACGATACTGAGACCAATCTTCAGCAAGTTCTGAATCGGTGAATTGATATGAGCTTGATGAGTTACGACTATAGAAAACTCTTTCGAGTTCTCTATAGACGTCCTCAACTACAGCAGGTGTAGGCAACGGAAATTTGAACAGATGAAGGAATGTGTTGAATTTATCCTTCGGAAGCAACTGTCTTACCCAATCAAGGAATATAGTCGTAGGTTGGTTAATATCAGATACAGCAACATTCGTCTCAGTATGAAATCTAAGACGACGCTGCATGTTTACAGCTTTCTGAATAGTCTGACGTTTAGTCGGCTTTTGCAGAATTTGCTTTATCTGATTTAAGTCTAAGCCCATTTTCTTCATCGTAATAATAGTTACTATCTTGAGGCAGTTCCCACCCGCCGTTTAGGGCTGGGCCCATATCAAGCAATCGTTCGGCATGCTGAATGCCAAACTCCTGCCTCATATTGTACTTAGGCACAACCAATGTTACTGTTTGTTCTTTTTTCTTTCTCATCGTTGAATGCTATATTAAACTTTAAAGCTTTACCAACATCCAATTTATAGTCTTTTACTTGCTCTTTGGAAGCTTTCAACTTCTCAATTTTAGAAATTAGTTCCTCATCATTAGCATAGGCCTCAAACTTAGAATTTTTTATACTAAAATCTAAAGTTGATATTCGTTGCTGCATTAATTCTTTGCCTATATATACTATAGACTTAACTTGTGGTGGCT